AAGCTGAATGTCGTTGCCCAGATCATCGAGGCCAGCCAGCCCCGCGTTGACCAATCCCTCCGTGAGACCAACCCCGCCGAATGGTCTGCCCAGATGCTCCAGCATCGCCAATGGGCTGACGACAAGCGGGGCGTTGATGCCGAGAGAAGTCGCGCCGCTGAACTGTCCATGGCGGAAGAGGCCAAGCGCCTTGACGCCCTACGGGTCGAAACCATCGAGACGCTCAAGGCTGAGATTCCCGAATGGAAAGACCCCGCTGTGATGGACGCCGAAGATAAGCGGCTCGGTGACTACGTGTCGGAAATGGGCCTAACCCCTGACCAGATCAGCGGCCTTCAGACCGACCCCGTGGCGATCAAGGCGATCCGTAAGGCCATGCTCTTTGATGAGCTAATGGCCCGGAAGCCCGTGGTTCAGGACCGGATCAAGGCTGTGAAGACCATGCAGCCAGGACCGAAAACCGGGCCGTCACGAACGGACGAAAAGCGCGCGCGGGAACGTCTCACCAGCGATGGCAGCACGGATGCTGCGGTCGCACTCCTTCTCGCACGAAATAACAGGAGGGCCTGATGGCTCAACCGACCAACACCTTCAGCCGATTCGACGCTATCGGCGTCAAGGAAGACCTCGCGGACATTATTTTTGACATCTCGCCCGTCGAGGTGCCGTTTCTGTCCAACGTCGGCAAAAAGAAGGCGAAGCAGACCTTCTTCGAGTGGCAAACCGACGCCCTGTCTGCTGCCGTCACCACGAACGCGGTGATTGAAGGCGACGACACGACCGCCGTGGCCGTCAGCCCGACCTCGCGCGTCGGCAACTATACCCAGATTATGAAGAAAGCCTTCACGATCTCGGGAACCCTTGAGGCGACCGACCGCGCTGGTCGTGCCGAAGAGGCCGCTTACCAGAAGGCCAAGCGCCTGAAGGAACTTAAGCGGGACATGGAGGCCACCCTGACCTCATCGCAGGTCGCTGTTGCCGGTGGCAACACCACGGCCCGCAAGACCGCTGCCTTCGACTCGTGGCTCGTTACGAACCGCAACAACGGCAATGGCACCACGGGTGACTACGCCTATTCCACCACGCCGATCACCGCGCGAACCGCTGCCACGACCGGCACGATCCGCACCTTCACTGAGACCATTCTGAAGGACGTGATCAAGCAACAGTGGTCCTCGGGCGGCCAGACCAAGATGCTGATGGTCGGGCCGGTGAACAAGCAGATCGTCTCTGCCTTCGCCGGTATCGCTGCGTCCCGCAACAACGTACCCGGCAACAAGCAGGCGTCGATTGTCGGCGCGGCTGACGTGTACGTGTCGGACTTCGGCAATGTTCAGGTGGTTCCGAACCGGTTCATGCCGGAAGATCGGGCCTATCTGATCGACCCTGAGTTCGTGTCGATTGCGACCCTGCGGCCCGTGTTCTCCGAGAAGCTGGCGAAAACCGGCGACTCCGAGAAGTACCACGTCCTTACCGAGTTCGGATTGCAGGTTGACAATGAAAAGGCTCACGGCGTCGCCCGAGACCTGACGACCTCGTAACTTGAAACTGAGGGGGGTGGCTTCGGCTGCCCCCTTTTTCATGGGGTGCCTATGAGCCGCTTTTTCGACCACGACCAGATCCTCGGGATAACCGAGCGCTTCCACTACGACCACGCGACCGGCGACGGGTATATCGAGACGATTGAAGACGAGACGGCGCTGATCGAGGCCAACAAGTCTGAGTTTAACGAGACCTCTGGATCGTTTGGCAAGACCGATCAACTGACCTACCGCAACCGGGTTCTGCGCCTTTCCGCGACGATGACGATGAAGCTCTCACAGCGCGGAATCATCAACGACCCCGTGAGGCTCATGGCGTGGGCCGATAGCGACGAAGCCATTCCCTACAGAACAAGGCCCGGACGACTCCGGGGAACAACCTTTTCATGATCAAAGTCAAAATCGGCGTCCCCGCCCGCGATACAGTGATGACGGGCTTTGCCCATTCGCTCGCAATGATGGTGGGGGTGACGGCTTCCATTGGCGAGGTTGAGGTCGGCCTGACCACATCGGCGGGCACCCTGATCTGTGACCAGCGCAACAAACTGGCGCAGGCGACCCTCGATGAAGGGTGCGACTGGCTGCTGTTTCTGGACAGCGATATGCGGTTCCCGAGCGACACGCTGATTCAGCTTCTCGCCCGCGATGAGCCCATCGTGACGGCCAACTATTCGACGCGCCGCGCGCCTGCCGAGCCGGTGGCGTTCCGGCACTTCGGGACCGGCGAAAAGCTCTACACCGACGAGGACAGCACGGGCGTCGAGGCGTGTTCTGCCAACGGTCTTGGTGTGGCTCTGATCCATCGGTCGGTGTTCGAGAAGATGGAAAAGCCGTGGTTCTACATCCCATACATCCCCTCCTGTGACGGGCATTGGGGCGAGGATGTCTGGTTCTGTAATCAGGCGCGCAAGGCCGGGTTTGACGTGCTGATTGACCACGACCTGTCCAAGCAGGTGAAGCACATCGGGATGCGTGAATACGACTACATCGACGCAGCGGCGATGAAGTCTGAGGTTGTGGCAGAGTGGGAGGCGAGCCGTGGCACTTGACACCTATGCCAACCTGAAAACCGCCGTGGCTGACTGGCTGAACAAGGCGGGCCTTGCCAACGTCGAGACCAAGGCTGCCGAGTTCATCGCCCTGGCGGAAGCCCAGATGAATCGTGAACTTGACGTGCGCGAGATGACGGTGACGGCGACCTATTCAATCGCCGATGAGACGATGGCCCTGCCGTGTGGCTTTGGCGGAGTGCGGTCGATCCGCATTGAGGGCGATCCGTCCGTGGCGCTGGCCTATTGCCAACCGGAAGCGTTTGACGATGCGTTCGGGGTGGGCAAGCCCTGCCGCTACACGGTGACGAACGAGTTTGTTTTCGATCCCGTCCCTGATGCCTCCTATGACATTCGGCTGCGCTATCGTAAGCGCCTGCCCGGCCTGTCGGCTTCGTGCCGGTCTAACTGGCTGCTGGAAAAGCATCCCGACGCATACCTCTACGGGGCCTTGGCGCAGGCTATCGTTTATTTCCGCGATGACGACCGCTCGCTGATCGAGGCGCGGTTCGCTCGGGCGCTCCAGTCCATCGCGGAAGACGACAAGCGCACCGCCTACCCCTCAACCCTGAACGCAAGCGCGAGGGCCATCGGATGACCGCTCTAACCATCACCTATGACGGCAACGTACCGACTGTTGGCGCGGATGCCGATACGTGGGGAACTGAGATCAACACGGCCTTGGGTCAGGTCAAGGTTGACCTTGACGCCATCGTGCTTACCCCGGCCAACCGGCTTAAGGGTAGCGTTGCGGGGGGCGGTGTCGATGACCTGACCGGAACGCAGGCGGCAACGATCCTTCCGGCTGTCGTGGGCGCTTCCCAGACGGTTGCTGGGACCAAGGGTCTCGCCCCGGCGGCGTCCGCTGGCGACCAGAACAAGGCCCTGTGCGGCGATGGTACGTACAAGCTCGGCGTGGGCCGGGCGTTCGGGTGCGTCATCACCACGACCAGCGTTCACGGGTCACAGCCGACGCTTTCGGGCGCGCTGAATGTGGCAAGCATTTCGACGGTCAACGTGTCGGCGGGGCAAGCTAACGCCACACTGACCTTCACCAATGCACTCGCGTCTGCGGCCTATGCGGTTCACGTCCAGTTAAACGGCTCCATTAGCGTGGGAACGGCCTACAGCAACAAGACTACGACCACGGTTGTTATCTACTGGAGCGCATCGACTACGACTGAACTGAGTGTGTCGGGCTTCTGATGCTTGTGCCGCTGGAGCTTCCGCCGGGGCTTTATCTGAACGGCACCGACTACCAATCGCGGGGCCGCTTCTATGAGGCGGAACTGTGCCGGTGGAAGGACGACCGGATTAGCCCGATAGGCGGCTGGCGCGAGAAGACGGCGACACTGGTCGATGGTCACGCCCGCGCCATTCTGCCGTGGCTGGATAACAGTACACAGGCATGGCTGGGCATGGGTACGGAAACCGGCCTGTTCGTCATGACGCGCTCCGGCTCCGTCTATGACGTGACCCCTGTCGGCCTCGTTGCCGGTCTGGCTGATGCGGTGATCGGCGGCGGCTATGGGGCCGGAACCTACGGCACCGGCATCTATGGAACGCCGCGCCCTGACGGGACGAACGTGCTGCCCGCTGCGGTCTGGTCCCTCGACACATGGGGCGAGTATCTGGTCGGGGCGTTCGGCACCGTGATCTATGAGTGGACGCTAGGGACCGGCGTGGTCGCTGCGACCGTCTCGGGCGCTCCCTCTGCCGAGGCCATGATGGTTACGGAAGAGCGGGTGATGATGGCGCTGGGGTCTGACGGCGACCCGCGCGCTGTGGATTGGTCCGCTGCGGAAGACAACACCGACTGGACGCCAACGGCGATCAATCTTGCGGGCGGCAAGCGGCTCCAGACCAGCGGTCGCATCCTGACGGGTCGGCGCGTGGTCGGTGGCGGCCTGATCTTCACTGACGTTGACGTGCATCGGTTCCAGTTTATCGGCCTGCCTCAAGTGTATGCGTTTGAGCGGCTGGCGACCGGCTGCGGCGCGGTTTCCAAGGGTGCGGTCCAGGCCATCGACGCGCGGGCGTTCTGGATGGGGATTAGCGGCTTCTGGACCTATAACGGCGGCGTTCAGCCCCTCGATTGCGAAGTCTCGGGAAGCATATTCAACAACATCAACGCGCGTCAGGTTTCCAAGGTGTCGGCCATGCACAACAGCGCGGACGGCGAAATCTGGTGGTTCTACCCGTCCGCCGCGTCAATCGAGTGTGACCGGGTGGTGATCTATAACTACCGAGAAAATCATTGGAACGACATGACGATGGCCCGCCTTAGCGGAACGGATCGGGGTGTGTTCGGCTATCCGCTCGTTATGGGCCACGACGGGACAATCTACGAGCACGAGGTCGGCCAGCTTCGCGACGGTCGCGAGCCCTACGCCCTGGCCGGGCCGGTTGAGATTGGCGACGGCGCGCGAACAATGAATGTGGACGGCATCATTCCTGATGAGCAACATCTGGGGGAAGTGTCCGTTAGCTTCGTGGTCCGTGATTGGCCTATGGACGACGGCTCCGAGGTCGGGCCGTTCACGACCGCATCAAAGACTGATTGCCGGTTCTCTGGCCGGTCGGTGGCTCCCAAGTTCACGGCGGCGGCTGACACTGACTTTCTGATCGGGCGGTTCCGGGTTGACCTGTCGCCGGGGAGCGGTCGATGAACCTTCCCCAAGCCCCGGCGAAATACAGTCAGGATGACCAGTCGCGCGTTCGTGACGACATCCGAAAGGAGTTCGCCAGAACCCGGCGCAAGGGCGCAGACCTTGAGCTTGCCACGGGCGAACGGCTGATCCTTACCGACGTTGTGACGGGCCTGCGTTACCGGGTCGAGATCAGTTCCGGGTCATTGGTGGTGGCTGCGCTATGATGGTTTTGAAAACCGACGTAGAGGCCGCTTTTACGACCGCTGAGGCGGGCAATCCGGTTCATGTGGTCGTGACCATCCCGAACCCGTTCCCCTCGCCCGGGATGCCGGAGACCCTATCCGTTTCGGCAGAGGTTATCGGGGCTCATGTCGTGCTTTATCCCGACCGCTCATACCGGCACCGGGAGCTTGCAAGGGCGTTGGGTGTCTGATCTTCGCAAGTGGATCGGCGCGGCCATGGACGGCTCGGGCTGGACCGCTGATGAGATACTGGACGGGGTGAAGGCGGGGTATTTCTTCCTGTTCCCCCATCCTGAGGGCTGCATGGTTGGCGAGTTTATCGTCTCGCCCCGGCACAAGGTGATGCACATTTTCGCGGCTGGCGGCACGCTCAAGGCGGTAACGGACCTCGGCCCTGTGGTTGAGGCGTTCGGACGGCTTAACGGCTGCGACATAGTTTCCGCCACGGGCCGCAAGGGCTGGCTGCGGGTTTCAAAACAATACGGATACGAACCGGCAGGCCCGGTTATCTGGAAGGAGCTTTAGATGGCCATTGGCGCGAGTGGATCAAAGAACAAGTCCAAGTCATCGGGAACGCTGGACCAAACCCAGACGCAAACCCTGTCGGATCGCGCGGCGGGCTATCTGTCGGGCGGGATCAATGACCTGCGCGGGCAGAGCTATCAGCAGTTTGACCCGTCCAGCATCGCGCAATATCAAAACCCGTATCAGCAGGACGTTATCAACGCCTCGCTGGCGCAGGCGGATCAGACGGACGCAATGGCGCGGGCGCAGCAGCAGTCTGACTTCGCCAAGGCGGGGGCCTTCGGTGACAAGCGGCGCGGCATCTATGAGGCGCAACTTGCCGGGGATCAGTCGCGCGACCGTGCGTCCCTGATTGCGGGGCTGAACAGCCAGAACTACGGACAGGCGCAGCAGACGGCTATTGGCCAGAACGACAACGCGAACAACTACAGCCTTCAGATTCAACAACTCCTGAACCAGCTTTACGGCGGGTTCGCGAACGAGGGCACGACGCAGACCAATCAGGCGACAACCGGAAAATCGTCCGGCTACAGCCTCAACGGTGGGTGGTCTCGATAATGGCCGGTTTGCTCTCGTCGCGTAACGTCCAGACCCAAAATCGCGGCCTTCTTGGCGGCGGGGTCAATGTCGGTGGCGCGGATGATGCCGCACGGCTGGCTTTGGAACAGCGCCTTGCCGCGCAACAGGCCATTGCCGCCAAACAGGCCATGATGGCACAGCCAGAGGCCCCGCCGCAGCGTCAGCGCGTGAGTGGCGTTCGGATGCTTGATCGCATCCTGTTCGGTAGCGGTCCCATCGGTGCGGAACTTGATGCAGAGCGCGCCCAGCTGGAGCAAGAGGCGCAACGCCCTGAACTCCTGAAGCAGCAGCAGCGGCTCCTCGGGATGGCTCGGGGCATGGGTCCGCAGGCTGAGCTTGCCTTCTCGACCAACCCGGAAGCGCTGGGCGAAAGCCTCGGGATGCAATACCGCCCGCAAGTCCTGTCGGAGGGCTCTGCATCTTACACGCCGGGCATGGGTGCACAGCCTGTCCTTAACGAGCGCCGCGCCGTGGTCGGTGATCGGGTGGTGGGCCTTGGCGGTGCCGGTCAGGCTCCACGCGAGCTTCTTCAAGTCGATCCGTCGTTCTCTGACGAGACGGCCAGGATTAACGCGACCAACCCCGTCACGGTGTCTCCGGGCGCTCGGCTTATCGACCCGGCCACCGGGCAGATTCGTGGTCAGGGGGCGGATCGAATCCTTGCGGCTGGCGAGGGTGTTGATCTGGTAAGCGAGAGTGGTGCGCAGCTCTATCAGAACGCCCCCCCGCCCCGTGCGGCTACCGCTCGCCCGCAGGCCGCCGTTGAGATTGAGGATCGATTGAATACGGCCTCCCGGGAGGTGGTTCCAAGCCTGACCCGTATGCGCGAGCTTCTTGACTCTGGCGACGTGATTACGGGCGTCGGGGCGAGCGCGCGGCTTCAGGCGGATCGGGTGATGGCTGCGGCTGGAAACCGTGATGCCCAGCGCCGGGTCGCGGCAACGGAAGAGCTTCGCAACCTGTCTGGCCGCCTTCGCGTTGGTATGGCCAAAACCCTCGGAGCGAACCCGTCGAACGCCGACATCCTCCTGCTGGAGAAAATCACGGGCGGCGACATTAGCCAAAATCAGGAAAGCCTGATCCGGCTTGTCGATCAGGGGCTGCAAATGTCTCAGCAGCAGCGCGCCGACTTGCAGCGCCAGCTTGCTACGTTTGAAGGGCAGTCTTCAGCCGCAGCGCCTTCTGCCCCGCCCGCGACCATCCCGATTGCTGAAGACGCTCAGGGCAACCGGGTTCAGTGGAATGGTAGCGCATGGGTGCCGGTGCGATGATGCAGACCCCGCCTCCCCCTCCGGGCTTCCAGATCGTCGGTTCCGGTGGCGTTCCCCCGCCCCCGCCCGGCTTTCAGATTGTTCCGCAGTCTCAGGCCGCTCCCGCTACCCGCGCTCAATCCCGGCCCGCACCTGCGCGACCGGCTGCGCCCGCACGTCCTCAGGCCCCGGCGCTGAACGACCTTGGCATCACGGATCAGGAAGAGCGCGACGCCCTGATCTATCAGGGTTACACGCCCGAGAAGGCCGACGAGTATATGGCGAACCGTGAACAGGTACCGGCCTATCAGGCGGCCCCCGGAACCGACCTTGACCCTGACGCTGCCCTTGCCCGGTATCGCGCTGCCCATCCCGACGACACGGGCGCTCGCGTGGTTCAGCATGGCGAGGCGGGCTATCCGGGGTCCGACTCGGTATGGGATGAGCGGTCGGGAACGTATGTCTATCGCGCACCGCTTGATCGCCAGCAGGTTCTTGGCCCGAACCTTGATGCGGCGGTCGGTGGCGCTGCAAAGACAATCCCGTTTCTGAACGAGGGGGCCGCTGCGCTCACGGCTGGCCTGTTCCCCGGATCATTCGAGGACGGCATGAGCTTCGGGGACCGCTACAGGTCTGCCCGTGAGGTTCAGGCCATGTCGGCCAACTATGACCATGAGAACCACGGCGCTGCCCGCAATGTCGGGCAAGGGGTGGGCATAGCCGCATCCCTCGCCCTTCCGGGATCCAGCTACATCAACGGCGTCCGTGGCGCTTCACAAGTTGGCCGCGCCGCTCTGGTCAATGGCGGTTACGGCGCGATCTACGGCGCTGGCGCTGCTGAGGGTGGACTTGGCGACCGCCTTAAGGGTGGCCTTCTCGGCTTGGCGACGGGGGCCGGGGCGGGCGCGGCTCTCACGGCTGGCGGTCAGGGGCTGCTTGCGTCAGGGCAGCGGGCAGCCGCCAACCCTAGCCCCGCACGCGAGCTTTCTCGCGCTGGCGTGAACCTGACGCCGGGACAGATGACCGGCGGCGCGCTCCAGAGGGTCGAGGATGGGCTGACCTCCATTCCCATCATTGGGGACTCGATCAGGTCGGCACAACGGCGCGGCCTGCAATCGTTCGACACTGCCGCTACAAACGCGGCCCTTGAACCTATCGGGGTTCAGGTCACATCCAGCACCGGACGTGAGGGCGTCCGGGCTGCTGACGATGCAGTAAGCCAAGCCTATCAGACGGCCCTTGCCGGAACGTCTGTAGCGGCCGATGCGCCATATCAGGCCGCCATCACCGCCGCGCGTCGTCCTGAGCGCATGACGCCAGAGCTTACCAGCAACCTAAACGCCATCCTCGACAACACCCTGTCCCGCTTTGATAATGGGCCGGTTGCTGGTGACGTATGGAAGCAGGTTGACTCTGAGCTTGCGGCCTCGATCCGCTCGGCTGAGCGTGGCGCATCCAGCAACCCTGCGCAGCGCATTCTCCGCGACCGACTGCAAGAGGCTCGTGACGCCGTTGGCGGCATGATGGAGCGGGCCAATCCAGACGCCTACGAGGCCGTCCGGGCGGCTGACCGGGCATCGGCTCAATACCGACTGGTCCGCAAGGCAAGTTCAGACGTGGCATCTGCCGGTCGGGGTGGCGATGCATCTCCCGCTACGCTCAACCGCGCGGTTGTGGCTGCCGGTGGGGAACGCAGGGCGGCGCGCGGTGAAAGCCTCCTGCAAGACCTGACCGACAACGCGATGCAAGTCCTTCCCCGGACCGTTCCAGATAGCGGGACGCCGTTCCGGTCCCTGCTCACTATGGCGGGTGTCGGCGGCGGGGCGGCATCAGTAGGCGCTAACCCTACCGCGCTCGCGCTAGGGGGCGGCCTCCTTGGCGCTGGATCGGCTATCTATTCGCAGACGGGCCAGAACCTGATCAATGCAGTCTATCGCGCATCGTCTCCGGGCGCGGCGCGGCAAGCCTTGGGTGAACTACAGCGCGCCGCTGCTCGCGATCCTGCTCTCGTCCCGCTTTACGAAGAAGCTCTTCAGTCTCTCCAAGGCGGTCGCCCCGCCTCTCAAGGACTTCTCTCTCCCGAGCCAGCCCCCATGCAAGCCCGGCAATAATAAGCCAGCCGCCCGCAAGGCTCCACTCGTTCCGAACGAGGAATGGCACCAAGGCCCCGGTGATAATCACCGCACCGATCAATAACCGCATCCCCCACCCTACCACACTGGCGCTTCCTCGGGGAGCGCATTTTTCATGAGGCGCGCCTATGGCCTGCAACACGCCCGGATTCGATAACGACGGGGTTCTGTACCTGTCCAAAGGTTCGGACATCGAAGAGACGTTTCCCTTCCCCGATAGCTACGATCTGACGGGCTACACGGGCGATCTGGTGATCCGCTCCGCCAAGGACAGCGACACCGCCCTGCTGACCGTCTCCGAGGTCGCTACGGCTAACGGGTCCGTCATCGTCTTTGACGGCGCGAGCATCACCGTGCGGGTCAAGGCCGATGATGTCGCGGGCCTGCCGGAAGACGCCACCGACAACAATGAGCCGTGGGTCGGTGTCTACGGGATGGTCACGACCGACCCGGACGGCCTGAAGACCCTGTTTGCCAGCAACTCTGTCTGCGTTGATCGCGGGGTGGTTCGATGATCGTTCAAATCGGCGGGCGATCCGTCTCGGTTCAGGTTCAGTCGTCGGGCTATGCGCGGGCGCTGGCGGCTCTGGCTGGTGGCGTGTCGGCCCAGGCGGCGTCAGAGGCGGCTGCGGCTGCGGCTTCGGCGTCCCAGATCGCGGCGGCGGCTGATGCCGTCCTGACTGCCGCCGATGCGGTCGCCACGGCGGCTGATCGCGTGCAAACCGGCCTTGACCGTGTGGCAACAGGGGGTGACGTTATCGCCACGGCAGCTGATGTCGTCCTGACCGGGGCCGATGCCGCACAGACCGCGCTAGACCGTATCGCCACGGCGGCTGATGCCGTCTCAACGGGCGACGACGCGACCGCAACCGCCGCTGATGCCGTAGCCACGGCGGCTGATGCCGTAGCCACCGCCGCTGATCGCGTGCAGACCGGCCTTGACCGCATCGCCACCGCTGCGGACGTTGCCGCGACTGCCGACAAGGTGTCCCTGACCGCCCTTGCCGCATCGACCGGCGCGGCGGGGGTGGGGTCGATCAACACCGGAACGGGCGCAACCTCGCGGACGGTTCAGGCGAAACTAAGAGACTTCCCCGCCTTTCCTGCCGACTATTCCACGACAGCGGAGGCGCTTGCGAACGCAAACGGGACGCTTTTCCCGTCCGGTGTCAACACCATAACCGCCGCTCTGACTCCGACTGCAAAAACCATCATCAAGGGTGCAGGGCGCGAGAACACCTTCGTCCGAATGAACAGCACGGCGGTTGTTTTCGACAGCACGTCCAACTTCGTCTCGTATGAAGACCTGACCATTGACCGAACCGGAGCCGTCGCAGGAAAGGGCATTTATCACCGCGCGGCAAACCCGGCGGTGGGCCCCCTTGAGGGGTTCGACGTTAAGCGGGTGAACGTAAACGGGCACACGACCGGGATTGACCTGGGCGACGTGGTGATCGGTCGCATTGAGGATTCATATATTCAAAACTGTGCGACGGGCCTGACTGTTGGCATCACCGGAACGCCAGCGGCAACATGTCTCGCCATGAAGAATACATGGTTGAGAGCGAACACGGTTGTCGGCGCGTCAATCACAAGCCTGATCAACCTGCACGCTGATCAGGCGGTTTTTGAATCAGGCCCGAAAGGGGTCTCTGTGTCGGCTTGTGGTGCCGTCTTGTTCACTAGCTCGTGGTGGGAGTCTCTGAATCTGTGTGGTGAGTTCGTGAACTGTTCCACGGTGACGCTATACGGCGGCGCGCTGGACGGGAGCGCCCTTGTATCGCGCGGGTTCTACTTTAACGGGGCCACCACACCGACGACGGTTATTTTTGACGGCCCGTGGCGCGTGGAAAACATGTCAGCGACCTTCGCCACGGCGGATACGGGCGCGACGATCTATGTCCGCAGCCCTGAACTGGCGGCGTATAACTGGCAAGCCACGGGCGGCGGCAAGGTCATTTTTGATGTTGAGTTGGAAGCGTCTACGACGTGGGATCCCCCAAGCTGTGCCTCGCTGACAAAAACAGCAAGCACGACGGTTACTGTCGCGGGCGTCACCCTCGGGGATCAGTGCGAAGCGTTCTTTGAGAATGGGTCATCCGATCCGCAGCTTTTCTACTTTAAAGCCGATTGCTTCGGGACGGACACCGTAACCGTGGCCGCGTTTAACATGCACTCCAGCACGGTCGATCTTGCGTCAGGCACGCTTACGGTGCGCGCTCGCAAAAGGGCGCTTACATCCTAGTCCTCGGCCAATGGGGATGCCTACCCCTGACAACGAACGATTAACAGCGAGTGACCGCCGATGATGACTCTACTTGACCCCGAACGGGTGCGCGTTGGCTTGGCGGCGTTCGCGGGGGCCTTCGTCTATGGGGTGTTTACGCTAGTCACCCTGTTCATGACGGGCGCTCCGGTTCGGCGGGCGGACCTGATCCGTGCGGGCCTCAATGTCATCGCTGCGGCAGTCTGCGGGGTGATGACTGCGGTGGTTGTAACGCCCGCCATTGCCGGTCTGATCCCGTGGCCGACGATGCGCGACCTTCCGGCCATCGGGTTCGTCATCGGGGCCGCGACGTGGGAACTGCTGCCGTTCGCCTTGAAGGGCCTTCGCAACCGCGCCGCCGCTGAAGCCGCCAAGCAGGGGGCCGACCAATGATCTCCTTCATTGCCGCCATCGCCGCGATCCTGGCCGGGACATTCTTTGGCCTTCGGGCGCAGATGCTGAAGCCGGTTCTGTCAAGCTGGCCGGACGCCCCGCAATGCGTTCATCTGGCGACCTTCGGCCTGTCTGCGGTTCTCGGAAGCTACGCCGTCGCGGTCGTCAACGGCTACCAATCGACCATTGCCGAGGCCCTGATCCTGCTGGCGCTGGCGACTTACAGCGGACTGCTGTGGCTGAACCTTTACCGGCAAGTCGTCGCGCGCGGGCCGCAGCCCTAACACGTTCGCCGGACGTGCATACGAAACCGCCCTTTCCTTAACATATCAGGAGGCCCGGATGACCGAGCAAGAACGGTTCGATAGGGCTTTGCGCGAAGTCCTTAAGCACGAAGGAGGATACAGCCACCACCCAAGCGATCCCGGCGGCGAGACCAATCTAGGCGTCACAAAGCGGACCCTTGAGGCATGGCGCAAGCGGCCCGTCACGTCTGCCGAGATGAGGGCCCTGACCGCTGCCGACGTTGGCCCGATCTATCGCAGCGCCTATTGGCTGGCAGCCTCCTGCGACGAGCTTCCGGCTGGCGTTGACTACATGGTCTTTGACCTCGCCGTGAATAGCGGGGTCAGTCGCGCGGCCAAGTTCCTTCAGGAGTGCGCCCGCGTCACCGTTGACGGCAAGATCGGCCCGATGACGCTTGCCGCCGTTCGACGCCTGCCACCGGCTGAACTGGTCCTGCGCCTGCGGAACAAGCGCGAGGCGTTCTACCGTGGCCTGCGGACGTTCCCGACCTTCGGCAAGGGGTGGTTGCGCCGCCTGTCTGAGGTGTCGGTGAAGGCCGATGCATGGGCGCGGGCAAAGTGAACCCCTCCCGCCTCGTAGCGTGGGGGCTGGTCATCCTCGCCGTCATCGTCGCCGCCCTCCTCATCATCAACTTCTGGCACGCCCTTACCGACTGGACCCCGTGGTCTGACAAGAGCCGCCGTGAACGTGCCGAGGCCACCGCCGCGACCGCCACCGCCACCGGCAAGGCCCTCGACAAGGTGGCGAGTGAAACCCCTGTCATCCGGCAGGATCAAGAGGAGAAGCAACGTGCTGTCGATGCGATTGAAGGCTCTGACGCCCGCCTGCCTGATGGGTATGGCGCTGATCTTGAACGGGTGCGCCGGGGGGCCGGCCAACCTGACCATCCCCGATAGCCTCCGGGCGCCGTGCGTCTCGAGCGTTGACGTGTCGGGAGCCCAGACCGTCGGAGACCTGGGGCGCGCCATCGTGCAGGGAGACGCCGACCTCCGTGTCTGCGAGGTGAAGAAGGCGGCCGTCATCGCCATTGCCGAGAGTCAGAACCGCCGACCGTGGTGGGCCATACTCCGACCGGGCTAGTCCCTTCCCCGGGAGCAAATTGCAGAAAATGCAATTTGCTCCCGCCCTTCCCCGTCTATGCTACGCCCGTTGAGGCGTTCCGAGCCGCCGGGTCCTTCGGGGTCCGGCGGCTTTTCTGCTGTCTGGCTGGTGTGCTACAAGGGCTTGCGCGGAGACGGCGGGTTAGTGTCCCGGTCTCTCCTAGGGAGAGTGGTCTAGAATCACGGGCATCCGCGCGCCCGCCTTCGTATCCGGGGCTCAGACGTCGAGGTAGCCGGTGCCGTCGCACTCACCGCACGGCCAGCCTTCCCATTCTCGACCGCTGCCGTTGCATTCGTCACAGGTGAACCGGTGAACACCATCAACTCCGTCGTCCTCGGGTTCAAACTCATCGGGCTCGCTCATGTCCCTGCTTCTCCAGTAGCCTTTGCTATGGCTGCTGTAAGCCGTTGCAGTTCAGCAGCCGAAGTGATGTCGTCAATGGCCGAAAGGAAGGCGTCGGCGATCTCTTTGCCATAGCGGTCTAGCAGGTCGGAGTAGGCCTGACGCTGAGACCGTGTTCTGGCTGCCATGGGCTATCCCTTGTGAGGGGAAAAGGAGGCCCGGCAGATAGCCTGCGCAGCCATAACGAGGTTGGCGGCCTCGACGGCATGATCGCGCCGGGTCGAGGGTGGCTTATGTTTCAAGTAGGGCATCAGGGCATCGGCAATCGCGCACATTTCTGCGCCGTGACGCCGCCCTGACTCTAGATCAGCCGCCGTGATCACTGTCCCGTCCCTCCGATGGACCGAGCGAGGTCGATGGCGGCGTCCGCCTTGTCTAGCGCTGCAACAAACTGCTCCGCCTCGTCGTGCTGTGCCGCATCCCGAAGCTCAATGATCGCCTCAAGCAGGGCTGCGTGAGATGGTCCCAGCGCACCGGAGGCAGAAGCGGCCCTCTTGAGCACCGGCCCCCAAACCCGCCGCTTGGCCGCCTGCGCCAACGAATCTCCCGTCATCAGGTAAGCCTGAACGGCCGGGATAATCTCGCGAAGCACAGCCTCCGCCGTATGAGATTGACCGCTCATTTCCCCGCCTCTCCGGTAGCCTTTGCTATGGCGCGGTCGGCTCGCTCAAGAGCGTCGCTCGCTTTCACCGACCATGAAATCTGTCCAAGCTGGACGCCATTCGACAGGTTTTGGACGCCAGCCTTGCGGATGATTTCCACTAGGCCGCGAAGGGAGCCGAGCAGGTCGCAGTCGGCCTCGGGCGCGTCGCCGAAGACTTCCGCCACCGTGGCCGATGCGAACTCCACCGCTCCCCATGGCTGGCCTTGATGGACGGCCCCGAAGAACTGCGGGTTGGCGATGATGCCGGTGAGGGCCGCGAGGTAAACCGCGTCGCGCTCGGGGTCGTGGCCCATTTGGTGAGCGGTCATCGGGAGTCGCCCTCCCATTCCTCGGCTTGGGCGTAGATTTCCCGAAGCTGGGAGCGGTGTTCTTCGTGAGTGATGCGGCCCTCGGCCAAGTCGCGATCCAACGCGTCCTCTTCCTTCTCGGCCCAGTCCACTATTCTGTCGCGCATCATTGGACGGGCTCAAGGCGGGCTGCGCCGCAGGTGAGCGCGAAGAAGGCCGTCTCACCATCCTCCCGTTTGACGTCGACCCGATTGGTGGCGGTCGCCGTCACCTCTACGAGGTCGCCCAGTTTCGCGAAGCCCGGAGCACCCGCGCCGACGATGCGCAGCTTGTCGCCAATCTTCACCGTGCCGTAGTCGATCATTGTGCTCTCCAATCCAATATCGCATTGCCACTTTATCCAATATTGGATACGGTGCAACAGGTAATATTGGATTGGACCGGCCTTTGACTCTCAAAGCAATATCGGCGACACCCGCCGCCATGGGGCGAAGCGAACTCGGCGTGAAGGGTGTCTATTGCTGGCTTGGCGCTGACCAGCCCGAGCGGATCGACTCCATCGTGGGGAAACAGAAGCGGTCAGAGTTCATCCGGGAAGCCATCGACCGAGAGATCAAGCGCCGGGAGCGCAAGACCTAGCCCCACGCCACCCCTTGACCTAACAGCGAATTATGCGAGAGTGATGGGGTGGGACTAGGCTCGCGGGTCTGGTTCGTCGGCCACGTCCACCACAAGGACATCAATGACCATCCCGGCGTGACGGTGGAATACTGCCGCACCCTCGCCGCCCCCGACATTTGGTCGCACGGCGCAGGCTTCCGGCCCAAGCGGACGATGGAGGCCGTGACCTATCACCGGACGGACGGCGAGGTAGAGCGCCACACCTGTTCGCTGGCCCGGATCAACCGGAGTGAAGCCCTTGCCCAAGCCGCCTAAACCCGGAAGCCCCGCCTTCGCAGCATGGCTTGACGAGCAACGCCAGAAACAGCGCGCATACTCCCGACGCCGCGCCCTGTGGAACCGCAAGATAGGCCGTCCCTATACCGACTGTACATTGTACGTACAACCGGGCGATATTGACGCGGGGTTCGACGGGGACGGCTAGGCGGGCTGTATTCCTAGGGCCACCCTGATGATTGCCGCACACACCGCAAGGGCTGGGGTTTTCGCCGTCGCGCCAGTTCCACCAACGTCGCCTGGCTCTTGATCATGGTGCGGACGCCACCACTTAGGGGCGGTCTCAGCGCCCCCACCCGCCTCGTCACGGGAAACCTGAAGAACCCACCCCGGAAAAATCCGCTCCAAGAGTGCATCGCCAGCATCAACTGACGTGGTATATGGCGGGCAGTGCGTCGGCTCGCCGCGAGAGTCGAACTCCAGAGCAGTCCAGACGGACCAGTCAAGCTTTCGGTCTCCCTTGGTTGCCGACTCCAACCGAACGAGCAAATCCGTGAGGTTTCCCCCGGGGGGCACGAAGCCGCTTGCGGCGTAGTCTCCTAAAGCACTCATAACCCATCCTTCCGTTTAGCGTTATCCGCCTCTGTGGCACGCACAACATCGGCGGATGCGTCAAGCGCCCTGTCCAGAGCCTCGCGCAAAGCCTGAAGCAATGGGTCGCCTGCTCGGCCCGTGGAAAGGCGGGCTAGTTCAAACTTGGCCGCCCCAATCTTGACGTGGATTCTGGCCGCTAGGGTGTCCTGATCGGTCATCCCTCACTCCTCCGTTTAGCGTTATCCGGTCCTGCCGGTTCCAGTGTCTCTCCCCGTAGGAGCATCTGTATAGACACAGGGACGGAATAGACCCCCCGCGCCCATCGGGTCGATAGGTCCGCTAGGCGAAGAATTGCCCCGGCTCCTTTTCTGTGATGCGATATTTTTTCATGACCCATCCCCTGCGGGATTATTGTTCATTCGCTGGCGCTCATACCCAGCGGTGGGAGTGGTGGTAGCGTCGTCAACAAAGGTGAACCGACCGCCGTGCGCCTCGTTGAAGCGAGCAAACCGGGCCGCCGCGCGTTCGGGGCGACCGGGAACAAGCAGGGTCACAGCATCGCAGGATCGGTCGTAACCGGCCTCGGCAGTGTCATGCAGCGCCTCGCCGTCGAACCAGCATCGCGTGATGCCAAAGTCGAACGTCTCGACCAGCGCACGTGGCGTCCACCCCGGCATGTATACCCCGACCAGATCAATCTGAAACCCGTGCATCCGCGTCCGCTGAACCAAGTCGATAAACGATAGGGCCTCGTATTCTTCGCGCCGGTCCTCCCCGAGTGGCTCAAAGCCGGTGAAGTCGAACCCGCCAAGCCCCTCTGTGGGGCAGAACACATCAATGTCCTTCGGCTCTACACCCAATAGGTAGTCGCGAACCGCCCCGCCCGCGACGATAGCCCCGACGGGCATTCTGGCGAGAACCAGCGACCACAGCGCGGGTCCGTTGGTTATAACCGGCCCAGCCTCAGTCTCGGTGGGTATGGAGGTACGCTCTTGCGGGCCGGAATGAACCCCTGATTTAGTCATGTCGGCTCACCTGTATTGAGGGTGGACTTTGCCTGTCGAAGGTCGCGGATCGGAACGTGCAGGGTGTCGTCAGCGTCCCATTCGGCGCAGTCGTTCAGATCGTAGTATTGTGCAAACGGAGCCAGCGCCCCCTTTAGCGCCTTCACCCGCTCTAGGAGGCGCTGGAGGTCATCGGCGCGGATGCGGATGATGCCGCCGTTGTGGTCTTCGCAGAGCTTCGTCAGCTTCTCGACCCGTTCTATAGCTGCATCAGTCATGGGGCTGGTCTCCGGTTTCGTGGTCATGGTGCGAACCTCATGCTGTGCGACATTGCTCCGGTCTGGCAGCGGGCACAGACTTGTTCGCCACCCCGCCCATCTTCAAACTCCCGCCAGCCTTGAAAATCATGCTCGCACGGGCCGTCTGGACAGTTGCAGTAACAGGCATCCGGGTCGAAACTTGAGCAACCGCCCTTAACCCCAAGGCGTTCGCACATTTCAGCGATAGCGTTGCTGACGGCTAAGTTTCGCTCGCGTCGCAGCTTTTCAAAATCAACCATCACCCTTCTCCCCCAGCAGGATGGGCTGCGCTGATCTCCACCACCTCCCCGGCCCGTAGAGCGAGGATGGCGTCGGCTTTGGCGAAGGCGGCGTCGCGGGCGTCTTTGAGTTGCGGGTATGCCTTGAAGACGGAAGGCTCGCGCTCTGCCGCTGACAGTCCGTCCCGTCGGTCTATTCCGGTGTAATACTCGATGTGATCGAACGTCTCCGGGTCCACAATCCTCGCCACCGCCTCGCGGTCTGGCGTAACAGGGGGCGGGGCTGTGTCCATGACGAGCGCCCCGGCGTCGTTCTCCAGAAACACCCGCGCGCACACCTGACAGGTCCAGCCTTCGATGCGCCCGCCGCACGCTTGGCAAGCCACAGCCTCTCCCTGTGCTGGAGGGGTGGCGCGGGCGGTTGACCGAGGAATGTTGCGCTCACGCAGGACCACCACGGGGCTGTAAAGGTCCAGAGCCGTTTGCCAGTCGGCGTGCGTCATGTTCTTTTCCGACTGAAATCCCGCATCGTGCTCGATGGTCAAGCCGAGTGCGCGGAGAGCGATTTCGATCTCTCCCATAACGGCGGATTTTCCGGTTCCAGTCAGGCCGGACACCTCGACGTAAACTCTCTCACTGGTCATGTTTGATCCTTGGGTTTCTGGTCGTCATTGGCCGCGCGCTGGGCCTTGCGGGTGGGGCCGACGCCGCCCTTGCCGAGTTTGCGGGTCAGGGGGCCAAAGCCGCGGCCGGGGATGGGCTGGCGCTCCCGGCGGGTGCCGTTCTCCCGATCCTGGATCCGCTTGATCTTCGCCCGCTCGCCGGCATCGTTGGCGGTCTTGGCCTTGTGGCATTTGAGGCGATGGGCCGGGCGTCGGTTGGCGAGGCTGTCGTCGCCCGAGACCCAACGCTGGATAACGTGCTCGTCATCCCAAGGCTCGCCGGCCTTTATTTTCTCGCTGCAGATATGGCAGACGCCCTTGTGGGTGGCGAACAACTCTGCCCGCTGTTTCGGGGTCAGGGGCTTCCGCTTGGCGATCTCCACCGGGGGGCGCTCGGGCATGATGCTCCGCTCGGGTTTCATTGCTGGGCCTCCAGCATTGCCCCGGCCTCAATGGCCATGCGGGCATAGCTGGTGAAGGACATCCACCGGGGGTTCTTGGGGAAGCCGATCAACTCGTCGGGGTCGGCTCCATAGGCCCGGCAAAGGGCGCGGGCCCACTTCTCGACCGTGGCGGGGTTGGGTTTGGTCATCGCGCACCCGCCTTCTTCCGGGCGTTGATCGCCTTCTCCAGCGCCTTGGCCTTGTCCAGATCTGTGACTTTCAGGAGGGAGAACTTGGCCAACTCGCGCCGATCTCCCTCGATATGCGCGACCTGTTCATCCGTCAGGACGGGGAGGTCATCAATCAGGCGGTCGGCCCATCCGATCAGGTCGGTCGCCGCGCCCGGTCCGTCATCGGGCGCGGCTTCCTCCCCATTCCCGGCTGGGGGAGTATCACCGGGAAACTGGTCGCCAGCCCCCGCCGGGCCCGCTTCGTCTGCGGTCTCAACGGGGGCCGGCATCTCCGACGCCTCGGGGGGGCTTTCGGCGTCGGAATCTTGTGCGTCGTCATCGAATGCGGCTTGATCAGCCACCGTGGCGGCGGCCTTCAACTCGGAGTCGAGCGTCGGCTTGGCTGCGGCCTTTTCGTCGCGGTCAAGACGGCTCCACCATGCCGTCAAGGCACCAGACCCTCGCGACGCAGCCGCCCGGCCCTCGGTCAAGACGGTTAGGAGATCGACGCATTCGGTCGGCTCGGCCTTGTCTGTCGGCAGGGGCCGGACAGTGTAGGGTTTCCGGTTCGCCCGGGTGGCCGTCAGGGCCATGGTCACGTCGCGGTCGATGCCGGACATATGCGAGATGCGGATGCCCCCGACGGCGTCCTTGCCGAACGTGACCTTGTCGTCGCGGTAGAGCGTCATGCGCCGCCCGGCGAACTTGGACCCGTCCGGCCCCCAGACGTGAACCATGACCCGGCGCATGGATTTGCAGGGCTTAAACGGCTTTCCGCCGTCGCCCTCGTAGTGGACCGCAATGGGCTGGTCGGGCTCGCCGCACAGCGAGACCTTCGTGACCTTGATGGTCAGCGACCGGCCGCCGATCAGGTCGTCGGCGTTCAACTGATCGCTTTTCGGGGCGATGGTGGGGAGAAGGTTCGTCACGCTGCAAGCTCCTGCTCAACTCGACGTTCGGTCTGAAGGAAGCGCAGGCCGGGCGTCTGAAGAACGCTGGTGATTTGGGTCAGCCGCTGGTCAATGCGCGCCTCAAAGGCCGTGGCGGCCTCTACGATGGCGTTCTGAACAACGGCGTCCGGGTAGATGCGGACCGTCGCCATGGGCAGGCCGGCGCTGTAGCTGATGAAGTCCAGCCACTTCCGCTTCGTGACCCACAGGCCGGTCTGGATCTGGATCACAAACTCGGTCGGGGCGGTTCCGGCGGCGACATGCTCAAGGATCGTCTCGACTTGGAACTTGTGCTTGCGGCTCTTGATCTCGATCAGGCCGTCTTCACCAACCAGACCGTCGGGCGAGTAGCCGATGGTGAAGCCGAGATCATCGTTCGTGATGAACCCGCAGTCATCGACCGGCGCGTATTTTTCCGCATAGGCCATGCGCGCGTCGATCTCGTCTTCATAGCCGCGCAGCATGTCGTCTCCGAGGAAGCCGACCTCAACGTGGCCGGTCATGCGCTGGGCAAGGAGCGTGTATAGATGCGCCCGCTCCTTCTCGTTCGCCGCGACCTTGAGGGTCGGCGTGACGATCAGCTTCATCTCGGATGCGGTCAGCCGTCCGCGCCGGAGCGCAAACCATTCTTCGGAGCCTTGGACGACGTCGGGGTGATAGGTGATGGTCATACCAGCCCCCGCTCGGTCGCCAGCCACTCGGGCAGCGTGACCTCGATTATCCCGGCCGATTTGGTGACGAACTCGACCTGTGACTTGGGGAGCCAGACCGCGTTGTCGGTCTCGCCGTCATCGCTGACGAGGATCGCGCGCTCGGTCTCTTGATGTAGCTGGACGGTGATATCGGTGAGGCGGGTCAACGGTCTGTTCCTATTTCCGCCGTAGCGGTCTGGTGAGGATCGCCAGCAAGCCGGCGAGGATGAAAAAGGCGTTCAGGTTCAAGCAGCGCCCGCATAGGCTGGGAGCGAGGCGGCGGGCCTGATTAGAGCGGGCCGGGATACGACCGGCGTGTAGATCACGTCGTCGATCACCCGGACCCGGCGAAGGTGGAGCCCGACGTGAACGAGGGACTGGGCCTTCACCCATGCGCGGGCGTGTCGCTCGTCATTGAATGACCGGACGATCACGCCCCGGAAGTTGACCGCGTTGAAGGTCTCCATCACGCGGCCTGCGGGATCTGGAGGGACTGGGCGATCAGGGCCTCGCGGACGGCGGGACCGTCGACGGGGGGCTCGTATCCCATCGCCTCGCGCCAGAGGTCGGCCTTGCTGTCCCAGTTGGCGAAGACGGCCCCGGTGGACATTCCGATATGCCCGGAGACCTCCCGGATGCCGATGGCCTCATAGCTACCGGGCATGGCCCAGAGATCACGCGCGGCGGCCAGCAGCTTGGCGCGGGTCGCGGCCTTGGCGACTTCGCGGCGGTTGATCTTGATGGCTTCGGTCATTTGATGGCTCCAAGGAAAAGGTTGAGGGCGGCGAGGCCCAGCGCCCCGCCGACAACGATGATGGAAAGGCCGATCTGGGCGGCGTAGCGGTGGCGGTGAACCGTCATGCGGCCCTCCTGTCTGTCTGTGTGATGCGCTGGAGGTCGCGGGCGGCCTTGGCGCAGGATTTGGTCATCGCCCGCATGGCGCGGACGGCCCCCTCGATGGTGTGGTGCTCGGAGAGGGTGTTGAAGAACTCGCCGTCCAGAAGGACGAGGCGGAAGGCGCGCTTCATGCCGGGCCAGATTCTCATCTCCATCATGCGGCCCTCCGGCTTTGCCCGGCGGGATCAGCCGAAGCCGACCCCGCCGCGCGTTCCGGTCCCGCACCGGAGCCGTCCGGGACCGAATGCTTGGAGACCGCCGCCATGACGATGAACTTCTGCCCCGGGTAGATCAGGGCCAGACGCTCCGCCTCGGCTTGTGCGCTCTCAATGGTTTGGTGATGGAACCGGGGGGCCCTGCCGCGCTTCGTCCAGACGAAGAAGCCGGACATGGGCTCCTGTTTGATCGGGCCGCTCATGCTGCGACCCCCGGCTCGGGCTTGCGGCTCGCCGTGATGCGAAGGGCGCCAGAGATCGCCTCGATCATCCGCTGGGCTTCATCTCGATCAGCGACGGCGGCAACGACGGACAGGGCGTCCCCGTCCTCAATGGCAATCCACCAACCGATGCCGGTGAACTCCTTGGGATCGACGCCGCTATCCTCAACCGTTTGTTCGGCGAGTTCCCCCGCGAAGATCGAAACCCCGTGGCCGAGACAGACTGCGAGACCGCAATCGGGCCCTTCGTCGGGTCCGCTGGATAGCCATGTGACGTCACCGGCAGTGATGGCCTGTTGGTGCGGGATGCTCATGCTGCAGCCCTCACCGCTTGCGGGGTCGGCGGGAGGTCGTTCCGCTCCGCCGCCCGGATGGCCCGGATCAGGTCGCCCAGTTCGCGAATGTCCGTCTCTGCGTACTCGTCTTGGCTGACGGCGAGGGCGCTTTCCAAAAGGTGGTTGGCGGCGCCCCTCGCCACCGGCGTGGTCCGCTGACGGCCAGACGCGGCCGTAACCACGAACCGCCCCTTGGCGAAGTAGCGGGGCTCCAGCCCCTCACCCCCGACCTTGGCGGCCAGCCGGGAAACGATGCGGTCGGTCTCCTCGCCAACAAGGCGCAGACCCGGACCAGAGGAACAGGCGAAAACCATCATCCGACTCCGTGATAACCAGCGGCACCCGCCGCGATTGCGAAAATGCAGAGGGCGGCAATAGCCAGCCCGGCCCATCCGGCCTCGATCCAGTCTTGGCGGGTCATGCCGCGATCCTCCGGGTCCGCTTCGCCAAGGCGGCGGCCAGCAAGGCGCGCTCCGACTGGGCGGCGTGGCGGTGGAGTTCGGCCTCGCCCCGGTACTGGGCGGCGTGGGCGGGTATCTCCAGAGCCTGACGGGCGGCCTTGGCGGCGTAACCCTCAAACTCAATCGCCCGCGTGGCGTGGTAACTGCCGTCTTCCTGCCCGGCCCGCTCGTATTCAGCCTGCAAGGCACGGCTGTATTCGGCATGGCCATGATCACGCGGATCGGGCCACGTCCGGTTATAAGCCAGGATCGCGTTCAGCGCCGCCGTGGTCTCCGGCGACATGAGCGACACGACTCCGGCTAGGTTGGTAATGTGCGTATGGGACATCAGAAGCCCTCCAGCATCGCGGCGGCTTCAATCTCAGCGACCTGCCGTTGAAGGCGGGCGGCGAGAACAATGTCACGCAGAGCGGCGCGGTAGGCAGCGCGGGCGGTAGGGTTATGGGTGGTGGCGGTGCGCATGGGTGTCTCCCCTTGGTATGGGGAGACATTGAACCGGTAGGATTACCGCGTCAACACTAAAACGGTAGAAATACCGGTTTATAGACCGGAGTTAGCCGCGAGGCCACTCCAACCCCGCTGTGGGGAACTCCAGAACTGGTGAGCCCGCCCGATAGAGGGTGAACTGTATGCGGGTCACGTCCGCCCCCTTAAGGGCGGCGACGAACCGACTGGCGTTCAGGATGAAGATCATGTTCGACGATCCGTCCGCCGCCTCGGCCGCACTAAAGGATTGCTGCTGCCCGTCGCTGAAACGAACGCGAACAGCGCAGTTGTCATAGCGGCGGCAAAGAATCTGACCGTCGCCGTTCAGCGCCATATAGACATCAAGCCCCGTTTGGGGGGCCTCTACGCGGCGGAGAACGTCTGTAAGCATGGCGCGGTAGTTTGATCGCATCCACACAGCCGCGTTACCGGTAAGATAACCGTTGACGGCAGCGGTAGGATTACCGATAGTCGCGCCATGAGCGCACTCGATCACCTCCTTACCGCCGCCGCCGCATACGCCAGTGCGGAGAACGTCGAACTCAAAACCGTCTCTTGGCGGGTTTTTGGCGACGGCAAGAAACTGGAGGCGATCCGCGACAGGGGCGCAGACATCCAAGTCCGTCGTCTTGAGGGCGCTATGGCGTGGTTCTCCGCGAATTGGCCCGCCGATAAGCTGTGGCCTGCTGACGTTCCCCGTCCCGCGACCCCGGCCAACGACTCCTCTGACCGGGAGCAGGCGGCGTGACCGTCTATTTCATCCGCGCATTTATGCCGGACGGCCTGATCAAGATCGGCTCGTCGAGCTTTCCGCCGTCCCGCCTTGTCTCGCTGCTCTCGTGGTCGCCCGTTCCGCTTGAGATCGTGGCCACCATCCCCGGTGACGCCACTCTGGAGCGCCGCATCCACGGCCTCCTTCGGGAGAGCCGAAGCCACAGCGAGTGGTTCCACCCAACGCCCGAGGTTGAGGCCGTTGTCGAGGCGGCCATTAGCGGGACGCTGGACGTTGATGCCCTCCCTCCGCCATTCGACATTCGGAACAAGGCCGGGTCCGTCGGCGACGGCATGGGACATCTGGCCACCAGCATATCCATGCGGATGATCCGCGCAGCGAAGATGAAGCTGGACGTTCCCGATGATGTTCGGTCCGCCTACCGCAGGTTCAGCAACAACCCCTATCAGGTCGGATGGGGTCTGAAGCGAGACGTTCGGGACGCCGTGTTCGTATGTGCATGGCTCGACCAGCGGATCGCCCCAACTGAGGCGGCTAAGCGCAGGCTTTCCGATGCTGTCGCATCCAAAGACTGCCAGATCGCCCCCATTTTCGCGGAGGTCAGCCATGCGCGCGCCCCCCGCTGATCAGGCGCAGGCCGGGGCGGTTGCTGCCCGTCTGGCCAGACTCGGGGCCCGCTACGGTGCTCGCCTCGTCACCTTCAACGCCGCCGCCCAGCGTCAGGCCGCACAAATGCGTGATCCGACGCAGGGCCCAGCCATCGGGCGCGTCGTCAAAGCCCAAGAACATCTCGACCCGGCAAATGACCATGCCGATCCCTCCGAAACCCCCAAGGCCAAAGGTTAACGGCCAAACCCCGGCTGTAACCGTAAAACAGAGCGAGGCACTTACAGTGAGCGACCGCCTTCTTGCCCTCCTGACCTCCAAGCTGATCGACCGTTGCGGCGGGCTCGCGGAGGCGTCGAATGCCTGTGAGCAGCTGGCCCGGCACTACTCTGCTCCCCAGCTGTCGCGGTGCCAGACCGTCGGGTCCGGTTGCTATATGCCCCTCGATATCATCGCCGCGCTGGAACGATACTGCGGTGACCCGATCGTTTCCAGCGCCCTCGTCGGCCGGGCCGCGGCCAAGCCCGAGAACGGGGTGCTGGCCGACCTCGCCTGCAGCTTCAACGAACAGGCAGGGGACGTGCAGCGGCATATCCGCGTGGCCCTCGCCGACGGCCGCCTTTCCCCCAACGAGATCAAGCGCGGGTTCCAGCAAATCCGCGAGGCCCGCGAGGCGCTGGACCGCACCGAGGCCGCCCTGATCGTCGCCAGCGAGGCGGGGTGATGCTTTCCTCCCTGCTCCGGCCAATCCGTCGCCGTCGCGCCCTTGCCGCCCTCGCCCGATATTCCGAGGCCAAGGACGCCTATCGCCGCGCATTGGTCGCTGGCGATACCCGCCTCCAGTCCGAAACCATCGCCGCCCTCAACGTCGCCATGATCGCGCGCCTTCGGGCCGAGGTCGCCTTGGGGATCGAGCAATGATGGTGCTGGCTTTCACTGTTCCCGGCGAGCCCCAGGGCAAAGGCAGAGCGAAGTTCGGCGGGGGCCGCACCTACACCCCGGCCAAGACCGTCTCCTATGAGGGCCTGATAGCCCTTGCGGCTCAAGACGCAATGGCTGGCCGCCCGCTTATGGACGGGCCCCTGTCCATGGTCGTTGAGGCGTTCATGTCGGTCCCTGCGTCTGACTCGGCAAAGAAGCGCGCCGCCAAGTTGGCCGGCGAGATCAGGCCGACGAAGGTTCCCGATTACGACAACATCGCAAAAGCCGTCTCAGACGCCTGCAACGGCATCGCCTACCGCGACGACGCCCAGATCGTGAGCGCCATCGTCAGGAAGCACTACGGCGAGACGCCCGGCGTCCGCGTGACCATTCAACCGATCCAAGGAGGCAACCATGCGTGACCTCAACCCCGGCCAGATCAAGAACTGCTGGACAGACGACGAATTCGACATCCTCAAGAAGCGGTGGGCCAAGGGAGACAGCGCGACCGAGATCGCCGCTGATATGCCCGGCCGGACCAGAAATTCTGTGATCGGCAAAGTGGCCCGCCATGGCTTGAGCAGCGAGGGCAGAAACAGGCCCGCCAATCCCCGCTCCGAGCGGGTCGTGGTCGGCATTGCCCGAGTTGCCAAGCCCAAGGCCCCGCCGAAGGTCAGGACCGCCTATGGCCCGCGCAAGGCGAAGGCGGAGAAACCCGCCAAGGCCCCTGGATCAATCGCCCCGAGTTGGACGTCGATTGTCCACGCCGATCCGGGGGTCAAAAAGCGGTTCGCCAGTTATGGAAAGTCCGTTGTCGAGATCGTCCTTTCCGGGGCCGGGGTTGAGAGCCCCAACCCCCGCCCGCTGCTGGAGGCGACCGGCTGTAAATGGCCGCTGGGCGAAAAGCCCACCCTCTATTGCTGCAACCCGATTGCGGGGGGTGACGGGATCGGCCGGTCCTATTGCGAGGATCATGCAAAAAAAGCCGTTGAAAAGGTCCAGCCCCAACAGGTCGGGACCAGGCTCGCCAGCTTCTTTGCCCGCTTTGATCGGGTCGAGAAGGTCGCGCCCCCCGCCACGGTTGCCGATAACGACGGCTGGGAACGACCGGAACGGGGGGTGGCATGATCGGCCTGACCCGCAAGCAGCACGAACTTCTCGCCTTCCTGACGAAGTACCTCGCGGAGAATGACGGCGTCGCCCCCTCCTTTGACGATATGAGGATCGGCCTCGGCCTTGCCTCCAAGTCTAGCGTTCACCGGATCATGGAGTCGCTGGAGAACAAGGGCCGTATCCGCCGGGTGCGCCATTGCGCCCGGGCGCTTGAGGTTGTCGGTGGCCGCGCTGAACGGACGCCTGACCAAATCGCCGACACGATCTGCAACCGGGCCCGCCAGCGGCACGCGGCCGATGGCCGGTTGACGATCGAAACCCTCCGCGACCTCGTCATGCAAGAGATCCGCGCATGAGCCGCGAGTCCTGCATCATGGACGGCTGCGAGGTCTCCGCTAAGGCGCGCGGGCTTTGCCAGAGCCACTACACCCGTTGGCGCGAGGGACGCGACCTCAGCGCACCGCTTCGCCGCCGCATTGTGAATGACGACCACGCGAGGTTCGATTCCTGGGTTGAGATGGATCCGAACGGCGGATGCTGGCTCTGGTCCGGCGTCACCAGTGAGTTCGGCCATGGCCGATTTGGGGTTGGAGCAACCAGCCTCCCGGCCCATCGCTTCGCCTTCGAGCGCGCCTATGGCCCCGTCCCGAGGGCGCTGAACGTCTGCCACCATTGCGACGTGCCGCAGTGCGTCAATCCAGATCACCTCTTTGCCGGAACCCAGGCCGACAACGTCGCCGACATGATGGCGAAGGGCCGATACGGGGAAAACCGGCGCTGGTGTCGGGGTTCGGCCCATCCTCGCGCCAAGCTGGACGAATGCGCGGTCGTACGCATCCTCGACGCCCTATCCCGGGGACAAACTCAATACGACCTCGCCGACCAATATGGGGTCTCCCAGATAATGATTAGCCGCATCAAGCGAGGGCTCTCTTGGTCGCATGTCCCGAGGAGCGTGGCATGAACGGCAAGCAAGAGTGGATTGCTCAAAAGATCGACCGCGCCCGCGAGGCCCCGCGCGCCAAAGCCGCGCGCACCGCCCGGGCCATGTTCCTGCGTATGGAGGCCCGAAAGACGATCACCGCCATGCTGGCCGACATCGAGGAGCCGGCCGAGCGGGCCATCATCCTCAAGGACGTGCTGGATATGGTCGCGGAGAACCTTCACCCCATCACGGGCCGGGTCGATGCGGCAACCTCGTTCAATTCCAGGGCCACCGATATCTGCGCCACCTTCCGCCTGACCGGGGCCGTTAAACGCGCCGCTGCAGAACACGCCTTTGCACGGATGAGCGCCGCCAACGACGGGGGCTCCGATGAACAGGCGTGACCTCGTTTCCTTTGAACTGTTCTACGCCGCCACCCTCCGCCGTGAGGCCAAGGCAAGAAGCAAGCGATATCCGGCCGCCGCCGAACGGTTGAACCGATGGGCCGATGAAGCAACCGCCCGCGCCGAGTCCATTAGGTGCGGACCCCTGTTTGAAGGGCCCAAGGCATGACCGAGCCCCGGACCCTCCCCTCGAATGTCCCGGCGGAATGCGACCTGCTGGGCGCGATCCTCTTTGACCCGGCCTTGCTGGAACGGATGCCCGATAGGCTCCGGGGCCAGCATTTCTATGAGCCGTTCCACCAACGCCTCTATGACGCGATCAGCGAGGGGGTTACAGCGGGCCGGTCAATCTCCCCCTCCCTCTTGGCAGATGGATTCCGCGCCGATCCCGGCTTCAACGACTTCGGCGGGGAAGCCTACCTCTTTGGCCTGATCGACAAGGCCCCGCCTGCCCGGGTGGCGATAGACTGCGCCAAGGCGATCCTGGACCTCGCGATCCGCCGCGACCTCCTCCGCATCGCCGACCAGATCACCGCGGAAGCCGTTGACCCGGACAAGACGGCCAACGACCACGTCGCCAGCGCCGAGAACGCCCTGTTCACCCTTGCCGAGAGCGGGGAGCAGGCCAAGTCGGTCTTTGCCTTCTCCGATGCCGTCGACGGGGCCCTCGCCATGATCGAGGCGGCCTATAAGCGCGACGGGCAACTGTCCGGGCTGGCGACCGACCTGATCGACCTCGACCAGAAGCTAGGCGGCCTGCACCCCTCCGACCTCCTGATCCTCGCGGGCCGTCCAAGTATGGGAAAGACGGCCCTTGCGACCAATATAGGCTTCAACGTCGCCAAGCGTTACAAATTCGCCCCGGACCCGGACGCCCCGCATGGACGCCGGACGACCTCGGGCGGGCGGGTCATGTTCGCCTCGCTTGAAATGTCCAAGGAGCAACTGGCCCAGCGCATCCTCGCCGACGCCTCCGGGGTTTCATCCGACCGGATGCGGAAGGGCCAGATCGACGCCCGGGACTTCGCGCGCATCCGCGAAGCCCGCGACCTGATCCGGTCCATCCCCCTGCATATCGACGAGACGGGCGGCATCCACATCGCCAAGCTCTGCGCCCGCGTCCGCCGGCAACACCGCCGCGAGGGGCTGGACCTCCTGATCGTCGACTATCTCCAACTCTGCACGACCGGCGACGGCCGGGGCCAGCGCAACCGGACGCAGGAGGTCAGCGAGATCACCGGGGCCCTCAAGGCGCTGGCGAAGGAGTTGGGCATCCCGATCCTCGCCCTCTCGCAACTCTCCCGCCAGGTCGAAAGCCGGGACGACAAGCGCCCCATGCTCTCAGATTTGCGAGAATCTGGAAGCATTGAGCAGGACGCGGACTGCGTGATGTTCGTCTATCGCGAGGCCTATTATCTGGGCCGCTCCGAACCCAAGCCGGGGAGCGAGGCGCACCTGACATGGACCGAGGCCATGACGCTGGCCCAAGGCCAGGCCGAGGTGATCGTCGGCAAGCAGCGCCACGGCCCTATCGGCACCGTCCGGCTGGCCTTTGATGACGAGACAACCCGCTTCGGAAACCTGGCCCGGGAGCAGGAATACGCCGCCGCCGGGCCGCGATTTAGCTATGGGAACGACCAATGAGCGCCGTAGCCTTTATCGAGGGAATGGTCGCCGCCGGGTTCTCCTATGAGGACGCGATCAAGGCGGCACGCGTCTATGAACAGGTCAGCCCGGCCAATGACGTGAAGCCGTCTTCGCGCGGGGCCGAGCGGACCCGGCGCTGGAGAGAGCGGAAAGACGCGTCACAAAGCGTCACAGACCGTCACGAAGCGTCACAAAGCGTCACGCCGTCACAATCCCTTTCCCCCTCCCTTCCCCCCCAGACCCCCCCAACCCACCCCCATACCCGTGTAGATATATCTACGCGCGTGAGAGCCGACGATTTCGAGACGTTCTGGGCCGCCTACCCGGCCAAGGTCGGGAAGAAGGCGGCGGTTTCGGCGTGGGCGAAGGCTACCGACCGGCCGCCGATCCACGAGGTGCTGGCCGCCATCGAGCGATACCGCCTCGCCAAGCCGCCGGACCGAGAGTGGTGCCACCCCGCCACCTGGCTGAACCAAGGCCGATGGGAAGATCAATCACCTGAACCGAAAGGACTTTTTGCCTATGAACCGCAACCTGCAAACGACCGAAACCCCCGCCCCGACGGAAGCCAATCCCGTGCCGCGCGTGACCAATCCGCAGCTTTACGCGTCCTTGCTCGGCGCGGGCTACTTGGCGGACCGGATGGCGGCGGCGGGGATCACGAAGGAGGCCCTGCCGGATCTTCGGCGCTTGGCGGTTGAGTTGGCGGCGTCACTGACCCCGGCCGACGGAATGGAGATCGCGGCGCTGGTTGAGCGGTCGCTGAACCACTACCCGCGCGCCGACCTGAACGATCTCGCTCGGGAGAACCGGCTTGAAGACTGGTACGACGACCTGTCAGACGTGCCTGCCGACGCCCTGCGCGCTGCGTTCCGGGACTATCGGCGCAGCACGGCCAGGTTCGCCCCTACGCCCGGCCAAATCCTGGAACTCGCCCGTCGCTACGACGAAGCTCCGCGCGTCGGGCTCCAGTATGCGCGCAAGGCCATCGAGCGTTTGGAGGCGACATGAAGGCTTGGGAAAACATCGAGCCGGTCGAGGCTCTCGCCGGCTGGGCGGAGCGGAACTCAGTCACCATTGCGGTCGCGTCGGCAAACGACGGGGCGGGGCAAGCCGAACGGGAGGAAGCGGCGTGAAGGTTCTCGACCTTTTCAGCGCGGCGGCCGGTGGCTGGTCGCTTGGCCTTCACCGGGCCGGATTTCAAACCCTCGCCGCCTGCGAATGGATCGCTTGGCGTCGCGCCCTCTATGCAGAGAACAACCCCGGAGTCCTGATCTATGACGACGTCCGCACGCTCACCGGCGAACGACTGCTTGCCGACGTTGGAGCTTTTCCCGATCTCGTCGCTGGCTCCCCGCCCTGCCAGGATATCAGCAGCGCCAATACCAAGGGGAAGGGCGTCGACGGGGAGCGAAGCGGGCTCTATTTCGAGGCCATCCGCATCATCGGGGAGGTCCAACGCCTCGGCCGCGAACGCGGAACTGGCGGGGCTCGTTGGGTCGCTCTTGAGAACAGCTCTAACCTGCGAACTCGAGGCGCAGACCGGGTTCTCGGTGCGCTGGAAAGCCTCGGCTACACCTGCTGGTCGTTCGTGGTCGGTGGCGACGACGTCGGGGCGAACCACCAACGCAAGCGGTCATGGATCATCGGGGTCGACCTCGAGCAGCTTGCCAACTCCCATTGCCAGTTTCCAGATGGGCGGCCAGTCCAACCCCGGCCTGAAAGCCAAGGGCGTGGTCTATCCGGCGATGGGGCCGTTGATCGAGGTTGCAGCGGGTCGGATGGAGCCGGGCAGGTTCCGGGGCGACATGGAAGGCTGGGCGAAACTTCCGACGCCCATGGCGTCGGATGGCATGGCGGATGGCAAGGGGGGCGGCGCGGGCTCGACCTATCCGTTCCGCAGAATCCTGGCCACGCCGCGGAAGACGGACGCGGATCGGGGCTTTCGGGGCGATGTGCTGGCGCAGATACAGGGCCAGAACAACCGTCACGCGGGGATGCTGTCGACGCCTCGGGCCTCGGACATGAGGGCGGGCGGCCACGGCGACACCGGCCGGATGGGGACGGTTCGGCACCAGTTGCAGGTGGCGACGGAAGCCCCGGACAAATGGGCCTATGCGCGCCAGATCGCCTCGATGCTCTCGGAAGCCGGGCTGACTGGTCCCTCGATGACCTTGCCCGTCACCTACGGCTGGATGATGGGCTATCCGCCCGGCTGGCTGGCACGCGCGTTGATGTCGGCGATGGCAAGGGGCAGTCTGCGGCCAGCCTTGCCGTCGAGGCGTTCGGCGACGCCGTCCTCCCGCAAATCCCGGAAGCCATAGGCCGGGCCATCCTCCGTGTGGAGGCGGCCTATGCGGCCCTGCGCCTCCCCACCAACGACACCACCCAGCAACCGAAGGAGCGCGCGGCATGAGTGACCAGACCGCAATCGACCCGACCGGCCACCAGTTGCCCGACCGGACCTATTCCATCGACGCCTGCGCGCCCCGTTGTCCGTGGTGCCGGGATGAGATCACGGACTTGGCTATCCCGATCGACGCCCTTCTGTCGGCGCATGAGGGCTCGCATCTGACGGGCAAGGGAAACTGGCTGCTCAAGCGCCGGGAATTCACCGGGGCGGAGACCGAGTGCCCGCGCTGCGGCCGGGGCCTGCTGGTCAAGTTCGTGGCCGATTCCGAGGAGCGCATGGTCGTTATTGCGCCCGTCCGCAGCCCGGCGGATTGCCGGTTCATCGCCGAACGGATGGGGCTGTTTTGATGACCCTCCACTCCATCCAGACCGAGATCGTCGCGCGGATATCCGCCGCCCCTATCGGATCATCACTCCGCTTTGCCTTGATGGATACGGCCTCGGCCATGTCCCGGGCGATTGAGGCGGAGGGGAAAGCACTGACCCAGGCCGAAAAGGAAACCGCAGAATGACCGAGACAATCGAGAGCATCCAAATCGAGCAGGCCGCATGGTGCGAGGGGTGGAGACCGTCTCCGCTTTGGCTTCGGCTCCTTGGCGGCCCGCGCTCGTTCTACGCCAGCCGGGAGCGATCCTATCGCATGGCGTGGGGCGAACTTAGCCTGCGCCCTTGCGGGTTCGCCATTGTGGTCGGAGCCTATGACACGGCACACCTTCGCATCGCGGTCGGCTTGGGTCAGGCGTTCATCCGGCTCCCGTTCCTCGACAAAGCGATGGTGCGCGGCTTCGGCGATTCCCCGTCGTTTGGGGTTAGCGCCGACGCGACAACGCTTCACCTGAACTGGGGCAAGCGGTCGAAGGTCCATTGGTGGCCTTGGACCCTGCACCACATCATGACCGAGGGGCTTGGCGCTGACGGCGCGTGGTTCCATGCTCACCCGCTGCGCCCAGACCTCGCGCCTGGATCGTGTCCGCCCTCGTGGTCGGCGGAATACCCCTATCACTACATGCTCGACAGCGGGGAGGTTCAGGCCGTCACCGCCACGGTCACGCGCGAACGGGCAACGTATGGGGCGCTCTGGTTCGGGCGCGGGCCGATCAGCCGGGCGCTCCGCTCCATTTTCCCCAAGAAGGTTTTTGACGGGATCGACATCAAGTTTTCCGATGAGGTCGGCTCGCGTCGCGGAAGCTGGAAGGGCGGCACTATCGGCTGCTCCTACGAGATGCGCCCGGGAGAAACGCCCCGGCACACCCTGAACCGGATGCAGGCCGAAAGGAGATTCCGCTAATGACCTCCGCCAAGCAGCGCCGCCGCAAGCTGGCCCGCCGGGGACCGAGCGCCCCCCGGGTGATCGGGGCGAATGACAATATGATCGACGTGGCGATTGATGACCGCGACATCGTGGCGAAGCGGGTCAAGAGGGCGCGCGAGGCTGCGGAGCGAGCGGACTCCGCATCCGAGTCGGCCCGGCTATCCGGGCAGGGTGTCGACGTGGTCCTGGCCGGCGGAAAGATCATCCGGGCGAAGCGGGTCGGCGGTCTGGAGTGGCTTCTCCGAAAGGAGAGGATCACGCTGATCCAGCACAGGGCCGGAGAGCACTATGGCGACGACTTCGCGAGGGCTGATGAGCCCTCCTATCGCTCATGCCTGAATGACCGGGTGGGCGGAGAGCCGGAGTCCGCTCAGGAAACCAAGAGGGCGGCCGGAAAGAGGCTGGCCCTCGCGCGATCCGAGGCCCTCGGAAATCATGAGGCGCTGATTGGCCTTCTGGATGCCGTCTGCGGTCAAGGCGCGAGAATTCGCACACTTGTAAACGGCGATGATGCAGGGGCGGCCAGAAAAGAAGCCCAATTAGCGCTGGGTCTGGATTTTCTGGCCCGCCACTATGGTATGGTCTAGCCATGATTGGATTCGTGTACGTCATCGGCGCTCAGGACAACCCAGTTAAGATCGGGCACGCCAATCGGGTTGAGACCCGGCTGACCAGCCTTCAGATGGGAAACCCCGACGAGCTCAAGATCCTCGGCAAGGTCGTGGTCCCTTGGGACTTGGCCGAGATCATCGAGAAGCGAACGCATGTAGCCCTGTCAGCCCATCATCGGCGCGGCGAGTGGTATAACGTGTCTGCTGAGGCAGCCCTGCTGGCGATTGAGGCCGTTAAGGACGCGGTGGAGGTTTCAAACGACAACAACCGCCATACCGCGACCTATCTGGACGAAATATTCAAGACCTACACGCTCCACCCGTGGGCGCGGCACGCGCTAAACCACTACCATGTCCGGCTCAATACGAACGGCGGCCACGTGGACGTGAAGAAGATGAACGCTCTGATCCAAGCTAACGCCGGAACCGCCGCCCTTTTGGCATTCCAGACATTCAGGGAGCGCAAGAGCTTCCTCTACAGTCTCCAGCGCAAAGACCCCGCGACCTTCCGTGCCGCCTGCGAGGCCGTGGTGAAGGCGATCAACGTCCTCAGCATCTGGTATGCGGAAAGCCGTCAGGCACGACTACTTGACAGAATCCCCAGAAACGCTGCATAGCAATCGTCATCGGTTAAAGATGCGACTGCCAACGGGTTCCAGGCCACCGCGCCGGGGCCCGCCAAGTCCCCCCGTCCATGTTCTGAGCTACGGCGCAAGGCTGGCTCTGGGGGATCGGAAGACACAGAGTTTCGGGCCCCGGCCCGCACGAAGCCTACGGTCCGCAGGTCGGTAGAGTTTGGACCCCATGCCCCGCGCTTGTTCGCAAGCAGCCTGACGAGCCCTCGGGCGAAACGCTCCGGCGTCGCGTAGGCCCTCCCTAGCGGGGTTGGTTGGAGGGGCAGGCCGACCACTATTCGCCCGCATGGACAACGACGTAAACGCCCGGCAAGCCTCTCAACGATGCTCCGGGGGTTCAGAATCTGCGAGCGGCGTTCGCGCCGACCATTGGGGACGGGAAGTGCCGACCGCGTGGGCCTCCCCATTGCACGCCCGGCCTCGCAGACACCATTCGCTGGGGGTCATGGCCCGGCAGGCGGCAGGCTTTGGGCTGGGGGTTCCCGGCTGGGCCTGTCGTCACCCTTTCCCGACCAATGATCCCTTCGGGGGCTTAAGTCCTCTTAGGAGGCCGCCGGACCTGATCCCCCGGCGCTGACATTTCGCGGAGATACTTCTTTGCAGAAATTGCAAATAAGTGCCCCTGCCCTTCCCGGCCTATAGGCTGGAGCCCCATCCTGCCCGCACAACAGCACCCACGGCCCGCCTAGCGCGAGGCATTACGCAAAAGGGCGGTGCAGGACCCTAGTCGTCAGGTGGTTCCTGACAAGAGCGCAGACCACGCCCGGCCAGTCCGGGATAGCCGCCGTATGGTAGGCGTGCGCTCACCCACACCGGAGGACAGCATGAAGGCTATACGCCTCGCCGTCCTCGTCCCGCTGTTCTGGTTCAAGGTTCCTGTAGTGCTGGCATTGTTCATGCTGGCCCGCGCTATTCGTGCGGCAGGACACGGGCTGGCGGCAGTTTACGGCTAGGTCTGACAATGAAGCTGCGTCGCCGCATTATCAAAACGCGCGCCTGTGACGACTGGTACGACGACGAGCCTGTATGGTTCACGGTTGGATCGGCTGAGACCATAGGCGACGGCGGGCATCGGTTCCGCTCGGTTAGCCCCGCCGCACATAGGGCCATGAACGCTCGCCCGGCTCCGGCCATCGGGTTTCACAAGCCGAGGACGACATGAAGACCATCTACCGCGCAATCATCGCCATGGCCGACGCCCTGTATCGGCTCGCTGGGGCCAAGTAGCCAACCCCTTTCATCCGCGCCCTCCTTTCGCTGGACCCACCCCGAGCGGGGCAGACACCACCCGACCTTATGGCGAGAAGCCAACTGCGGCGCGGCCCCTTCTGGGGGGATTCGAAAGCAGGCAAGGCGGGAACGCTCGGACACATCACAGTCAGGACGCCGCAAGGTCTGACGTAGGGGCCGTCGATAGTAGACGGATTTAGAAATGGCAGCAGGCAGGAAGACCGGAGGCCGCGTTAAAGGCACTCCGAACAAGGCCACGGCGGACATCAAGGCGCTGGCGCAGGAGTATACCAGCGAGGCCATGCTGGCACTGGTGGGGATATTCAAGACCAGCGAGAGCGACGCGGCTCGGGTGTCGGCCATCAAGGAACTGTTTGATCGTGGCTATGGCCGTCCGTCGCAGTCGCTAGAGGTTGACGCCAAGGTGGCGGCTACGATCAACGAGATTCGACGCACCATTGTCGGCGCTTGATATGCCCACGGCGGCGGTATTTGAGCCGCTGCTGCATCCGGCTAGATACAAGGGCGCATGGGGTGGCCGTGGCTCGGGGAAATCGCACTTCTTCGCTGACCTGATGGTTGAGGCTGCGCTGATGCAGCCGGGGTTCCGGGGTGTCTGCGTTCGTGAGGTCCAGAAGGATTTGAACCAGTCGGCCAAACGGCTGATTGAGGACAAGATAGCGGCTCACGGGGTGGGCCATCTGTTTGACTGCCAAAAGGCGGTGACGGTCACGCCCGGCGGCGGCATCATCATTTATCAGGGTATGCAGGACCACACGGCGGACTCGGTGAAGTCGCTGGAGGGTTTCGATGTGGCGTGGGTTGAGGAAGCCCAGACGCTATCGGTTCGGTCCCTGTCGCTGCTGCGCCCTACGATCCGCAAGCCGGGGTCGGAGCTGTGGTTCTCATGGAACCCGCGCCGCAAACAGGATGCGGTTGATTCCATGTTGCGGGGCGGTGAGCTTCCTACGGGTGCGGCGGTCGTCCGCGCCAACTGGTCGGACAATCCGTGGTTTCCGCCCGAGCTTGAACAGGAACGCCAGGACGGGCTGCGTATGTCGCCCGACCAATATGAACACGTCTGGGAAGGCGGCTATGAGGCTGTTACCGAGGGCGCGTATTACGCCAAGCCGCTAACCGAGGCCAAGGCGCAGGGCCGGATCGGTGACGTAGCGATTGATCCCCTGATGGCTATTCGGGCCTATTGGGATATCGGCGGCACCGGGGCCAAGGCGGATGCAACGTCGATCTGGGTGGTTCAGTTCGTCGGGGCGCGGATCAATCTGCTGGCCTATTACGAGGCGCAGGGCCAGCCGCTCGCAACACACGTCAACTGGCTGCGGGCCAGTGGCTATGAGGCGGCGCGGTGCTACCTTCCCCACGACGGGGCGAGCAACGAAAAGGTTTTCGACACGTCCTATCAGGGGGCGCTAGAGGCCGCAGGGTTCACGGTTGATGTTGTTCCCAATCAAGGCAAGGGCGCGGCCCTGCAACGTGTCGAGGCGGGCCGTAGGTGGTTCCCCCGGATGCACTTCAACGCAACCAACTGCGCCGGGGGGCTTGAGGCCCTGGGGGCGTATCACGAGCGCCGGGATGATGTGCGCGGGATTGGGCTAGGCCCGAACCATGACTGGTCATCGCATGGTGCGGACGCCTTCGGCCTGATGGCATCGACCTACGAAGAGCCGACCGCATACGCGCCCATCCGCCGTAACATACCGGGGGTCTGATGGAGCTTCTGATCGGCTGCGGCAATCGTCGGGAGAAGGTGCTGCACCGGCCCGGTCGTGAGGAGTGGACCGAGCTTGTCACGCTCGACATCGACCCCGCCGCCAAGCCCGACGTTGTGCATGATCTGGACGTTCTGCCCTATCCGTTCGCGGATAACACGTTTGACGAAATCCACGCTTCGGAGGTTCTGGAGCATTGCGGACGCCAAGGGGATTGGCGGTTCTTCTTTGGTCAGTTTGCCGAGTTCTGGCGCATCCTGAAGCCCGGCGGCGTTCTCTGCGCCTCCTGCCCGTCCGTCACGTCACGATGGGCATGGGGAGACCCCGGACACACGCGGGTCATTCAACCTGAAAGCCTGACGTTTCTTTCGCAGGCGCAATACGCACAAGTCGGGAAGACCGCCATGACCGACTATCGCCATGCCTATGCCGCCGATCTGGTCGTTCTGTTCAAGGATGATGACGGCGAGAGTTTCAGGTTCGTTCTGGGGGCCGTTAAATGAAAAACGACATCCAGCCCATTGTGTCGGCTGCCATCGCTGATGCCGTGTCGTTCATTGACGACGACATCGGGCCGGATCGTGCCGAGGCGCTGGATTACTATTTCGGGCGTCCGTTCGGTGATGAGCAACAGGGCCGCTCGCAGGTCGTAAGCCGGGATGTGCATGACATGGTGTCTGCGGCATTGCCAAGCCTGATGCGGATATTCTTCGGCCCGGAGCATGTGGTCGAGTTTGAGCCTTACGGTCCCGAGGACGAAGAAGAGGCCGAACAGAAGACTGACTATATCAACTACATCGTCACGACCGACAATGACGGGTTCGGGGTGTTCTATGCCGTCCTGAAGGATGCGCTGCGCTCCAAGGCTGGCATCATCAAGTCATGGTGGGACGAGACCGACGAGGTAACGACCCGGACCTATTCGGGGCTTGACGAGAACGGGCTGACGGCCCTGCTTGAAGAGCTTCAGACGGCCCAGAAGGCAGAGCTTGTCGAGGCGGTCGATGACGATAACGGCCTGTCGGTCAAGATCAAGATGACCAAGCGGACGGATCGGGCGCGGATTGCCGCCCTGCCGCCCGAGGAGTTCCTTATCTCGCGCAACGCCACGTCAATGGACGATGCCGAGCTTGTCGCCCATCGGTCCATGAAAACCCGCTCCGAGCTGGTGGCGATGGGCTACAAGGATGAAGACCTTGAGTTCGGCGCGGGCGATGATCTGGACTGGAACGAGGAACGAACTGCCCGCAATCCGGCGCTGACCGAGGGTGGCGGCTCGGTCGATCCCTCAATGCGGCGGATGCTCTACGTCGAGGCATACATCCGTTCGGATCAGGACGGCGACGGCATTGCCGAGCTTCGCCGGGTCTGCTGCATCGGGTCGGGTCATCGGGTGGTGTTTGACGAGCAGGTAGACGACCATCCCTTCTCTGACTTCCACGTCGATCCCGAGCCGCACACCTTCTTCGGCGAGTCGCTGGCCGACAAGGTCATGGACGTTCAACTGATCAAGTCGCGCCTTCTGAGGGCCGGGCTTGACGGGTTGTCGCAGTCGGTGTTCCCGCGAACGGTCGTCGGTGTGAATGGTAACATAGAAGACGCCATGAATACTGAGGTCGGGGCCATCCTTCGCTCCAAGGGTGACGCCGGTTCGGCCTATTCGTTCCAGATGGCTCCGGATACGTCTCGGGCCGTTCTGCCGTTCGTGACCTACATGGATGACCTGCGGGAGAACCGCACTGGCATGTCCAAGGTCTCGATGGGTCTGGACGCGCAGGCGCTTCAGAACACGACCGCTACGGCTGCGGAGGGCAACTTCACGCGGTCGCAAGAGCGTATCGAGCTGATGGCCCGTATTCTGTCGTCTGGCATGCGCAAGCTGTTCCGCCGTCTGGCCCAACTGGTGAGCGAGAACCAGCGCTCCGAGCGGGTGATCAAGCTGCGGAACAAGTGGGTTCCGATGGACCCGCGCTCGTGGTCGTCGGACATGAACGTGATCTGCAATGTCGGTCTGGGTGGAGGGTCGCAGCAGCAGAAGATGTCGGCCCTGAGCCTGATTGCGGCCAAGCAGGAGGCCATCATCCTGCAAGCCGGGCCGAATAACCCGCTGGTCACGCTGAAGCACTATTACGAGACGCTTTCCAAGATGGTTCAGGAGGCCGGGTTCAAAAACCCTGACGCCTTCTTCCAAGACCCGGAGGGCGAAGAGGCCCAGAAGGCAATGCAGGAGGCCGGACCGCCCCCGCCAGATCCGAAGGTGGTCGAGGCTGAGGCCAAGATGAAGCTGGAGCAGCAGAAGGCCGAGGCGGCGTCACAGATGGCCGAGGACAAGGCCGTGACCGAGCTTACCCTGTCGCGCGAACGCCATCAGGCGGAAATGGCGATGCGGCGCGAGGAACACGCCCTCGACATCGACTTTAAGCGGCAACAGGCGGCTGCCGAGTTGGAGCTTAAGCGCGAAGAAATGCAGATGGAGTTCGCCTTGAAGCGTGAGGCGGCGCAGGCCGGTTACGCGCTCAAGTCGGCCTCGATTGACGGGCCGACACAGGGTGGGGAGCCGGGATGAACTGGTTCGCCAAGCTGATCCTTCGCCTTCTCCCGGCGTCCGTTGTCAATGAGCTTCCCGAGGACCGGGTGCAGCGCGGCCTTGACCGTGGCCGCCGGTCTGCTGGCCTGTTGGCCGATGAAGTGCTGACCGAGGCTTTCGATAGCATTGAGGCCCGCCTGACCGATCAATGGCGGGCCACCCCTTCCCATTCCAAGGATGAGCGCGAGGCCCTGTTCCATCAGGTCGCAGCCGTCCAGTCGGTCCGCGCGCAGCTTAAGGCGTGGTCGGACGATGCGAAGTTTGTCGCCGCTCAGATTGAGAAGCGACGCTAACAGCCGCCACGCCAACGAGCAGCGGCGCATCCCAAGAGCCTAAATGACAGATTCCAGCACGGCTTCGGCCACTGGCATTACGGAGGCGCAAGCCGCCGACCGCCTCTTCGCCCGTTATCAGTCTGCGGACCATGATGAGGGTGAGACGCAGGGCGAACAGCCCGAACCCGAGGAAGACACCGAAGCCGAGGCGCAAGCCGACGCGGACGAAGACTCTGAGGGCGATCCCGACGCGGACCAGGACGAAGCCGACGAGGACGAACAGCCAAGCCAGACCTTCAAGGTGAAGGTCAACGGCGAGGAACTGGACGTGCCCCTCGATGAGCTTCTGAAAGGCTACTCCCGCGAACAGGATTACACCCGCAAAACGCAGGCCATATCGGAAGAGCGCAAAGCCGCCCTTGCCGAGAAGCAAGCCGCTGCGGACGCGCGCGCACAATACGCTGAA